CCGGCCCGCCACCTCGCGGCGCGGCCCGAGCTCGAGCGGCGCGGGTCGATCAGGCTAGGCGCGCCGTGATCGGCGCCGACGTGGGTTGGGGCCTCGTGGTCGCCGCCGTCGTGATCGTCGGCCTCGGCGCCGCGCTGTTCGTGGCGGCAGCTGCGCTCGAGTCTCACGCGCGAGGAAACGGCGACCCGGTAGGGCCGCCCGAGCACGACGACGATTGGGCCGGCCCGTGACCGCCGGCGCCGAGCCGCACCTCGAGCTGCCGCAAATCGGCACGCTGACGAGGCCGGGCGCGAAACCCGACCTGCGCCTCGTCGACCTGCCGCCGTGGCACGGTTGGCGCACGACGAACGAGGCCGCGCGGGCCCGGCGTTGGGTCGAGTCGCACCTCGCCGTGCCGACCGGGGCGAACGCCGGCGCGCCGTTTCGGTTCGCGACGTTTCAGCGCGAGCTCGTGCGCCTCGTGTACGACAGCCTCGCCGCGTTCGTTTCGATGCCGGCGGCGAACGGAAAAACGACGCTGCTAGCCGCGCTCGCGCTCGAGCGAATTTGCCGAGGCGACGCCTACGCGCACGTCGACGTCGTTGCCACGAAAGAAGATCAGGCCGCAATGCTGATCGCGGCGGCCGTGCAAATGGTCGAACGCTGCCCCGAGCTCGTGCGCGACGGGCACCCCGGCGGGCCGCTCGTCGCGTGGCATGCCCGCGATGGAATCCTCGAGTACCGCCCGAGCGGCGCCCGGCTGCAGGCGCACCCCGCGAAATTGTCGGCCGTGCAGGGCCTAAATTTCACGCTCGCGATTGTCGACGAGGTTGGGTTTGCCCGCGATGAAATCGTCGAGGCGCTGATCGCGCGGCTCGGCAAACGGCCCGACGCGCACCTCGTCGGTATCGGCACGCCGGGTTTCGAGCCGAACGTGCTGCAGCGCATTCGCGCCGCGTCGCTCGACGACGAGCTGCCGGCCGGCGTGCGCTACCTCGAGCATTCGGCGCGGCCCGGTTGCGACGTGCTCGACAAGGCCGCGTGGCGCGACGCAAACCCGGCGCTGCGCGCGGGTTTCCTCACGCCGGGCGCGCTCGAGGTGCAGGCCGGCCTACTGTCCGAGCGCGAATTTAGGGCCTATCACCTCGGGCAATGGGTCGACGCTGACGGCGGCGGGTTTCTACCCGAGGGCGCGTGGGCCGACTGCCCGCACGCCGAGCCGCCGCCCGATAGAACGCAGGTCGTGCTCGCGGTCGAGGGCACGTACCGCCGCACGCTCGCGGTCGTTGGCTGCACGCTCGAGGGCGCCGTGTTTTTCGGTTGGGCCGGCGAGGGCGCCCGCGACGAGCAGCTGCGCGACGTGCTCGAGCGGGCCGCCGATCAGTACGACGTGCTCGAGGTCGTGCGCTCGAGGCGCATTCGGCCGGCGCTGTTCGACGAGCTCGAGCGGGCCGGCCTGCCCGTGGCCGTGTGGGATACCTCGACCGACAACGACGCGACCAGCGCGAACGAGTTTTACCGGGCGGTCGTCGACGGCCGCGTTGCGCACGATCACGACGACCTACTCGCGCAGCACCTCGAGCGCGTGCGGGTGCGTTGGTCGGTCGACGGGTCGCTGCGCCTCGCGCGGCCCGAGGGCGCGTGGGCCGACGCCGCGTTTGCCGCCCGCGCCGCGTGGTACCGGGCCGCGCAGCTCGCCGAGCGCGACCTCGACGCGGCGCCGGTTATCTACTAGCGCCCGCCGTGGGCCGGCACGAGCGGCGCCGCGATTGGGCGCTGATCGCGATTGCGTTTGCGTTCGGCGTCGGCGTGGGCGCCGCCGTGGCGCTCGTGATCCTGTACGAGCTCGTCGCGTGGGCGGCCCGGCAGCCGTAGGGTTTCGCTGCGGCCCGCCGGCGGCCCATACACGCAAACGTACCGGCGTCGGTTGGGCCGCACTAGCCGGCCCGAGCTCGAGGCGTTACCCTGCACGCGGCGGCCGAGGGGGAGCATTGCGGTTACGACGTGCGAAGAAAGCTCAAGCCGACGCGCTAGAAACCGCGCCGCTCGGGCCTAATTCGATCGACCCGCACGTGCAAGGGTTCCGCGCTCGCCTCGGGTTGCCGTACGACGCCGCGAGCCTCGCCGGCCTGTTTCCGCCCGGCGGCGCGTACTCGCCGCAGCTGATCGAGCGCGTAGGCGTCGCGTCGCGGTGCCTGCACCTATCGGCGCAGCAGGTCGCAAATATGCCGCTGCGCTACCGCCGCGCCGAGGGCCGCGATCAGGCCGCGCCGGCGCCGACGTGGGTTGCGAACCCTGACCCGGCGTGGTTTCCGAACGGCATTCGCGACGCCGTGTACGCGATCAGCGCGTCGATTTACGCGCGCGGCGATGCGTTTTTGTACGTGACGTCGCGCTATCAGGACGGGTACCCGGCAACGTTTACCGTGCTCGACCCGGCGCAGGTCGGCGTCGGCGCCGAGGGCGGCGTGCGCGTGTTCGAGGTCGGCGGGCAGCCGGTCAACGCCGACGACGTGCTGCAAATCACACGGAACCCGAACGGCAACGTGCGCGGTACCGGGTCGCTGCAGGCGTACGCCGGCAACCTCACGTCGGCATGGCAGCAGGATTTGTACGCGGCCGACGTCATGGCCTCGGGCGGCGTGCCGCATGCCGTGCTGCAGCCGGCGCGGCGACTGTCGGCCGATCAGGCCGCCGAGCTGCAGGCGCAATGGGTCGACCGCACCTCGGCGCGCGGCGCGGCGCCGCCGGTCGTGCCGCCCGACGTCGCGTTTACGCAATTCTCGTGGTCGCCGGCCGACCTCATGCTGCTCGAGTCGCGGCAGTACGACAGCGCGGCGATTTGCGGCGCGTTCGGCGTGCCGCCGCCGCTCGTCGGCGTGCCGATACCGCAGGGCGGGTTGACGTACACGAACACGACCGACCTGTTCGTGATTTGGGGCCGCAGCGAGCTCGAGCCGTTCGCGCACGGTATCGACGCCGCGCTGTCGCTGCTCTGGCTGCCGGCGGGCAATTGGGTCGAATTCGACAGCTCGCGCCTACTCGCGCCGCCGCTGTCGGTCAAAATCGACGTCGCGGTAAAGGCGATCGACGCGCAGATAATGACGCCTGACGAGGCGCGCGCGTGGGCCTTTGACCTGCCGCCGCTCACGCGCGGCGAGGCGCTCGAGGAAATCGACGTACCCGCCGGCAGCTCGCCGGCGACAACCGAGCCGGCGCTCGTCGCCGTGCCGCGCGACGAGGGGGTAAGCGCATGACCGATCAGCTGATACGCGCGTTTGCGGGCGAGCTCGAGCCGGGCGAGGGCCGCAACGTGTACGGGCGCGTCGTGCCGTTCGACGACATTGCCGAGGTTTCCGACGACGGCGGCCTAACGACCTACCGCGAGGCGTTCGCGCAGGGCGCGTTTTCGCGCGCGACACGGGCCGCGCATCGGGTCGAGCTCACGCACGAACACGACGCCGGCCTATTCGGCACGGTCGGCGCCGGCGTCGAGCTCGTCGAACGCGACGACGGCCTGTACGGCACGTTTCGCGTATTCGACGGCCTCGCCGGCGATCAGGCGCTAACGCTCGTGCGCGAAAAGGTGCTGCGCGGGTTGTCGATCGTCGGCGTTGCGCTGTCGCCGGGTCGCCGGCGTGGCGGCGTCGTCGTGCGAACGTCGGTCGCGCTGCAGTCGGTCGGCCTCGTGCGCCGGCCGGCCTACGATCGCGCCGAGGTGCTCGCCGTGCGTTCGGCGTTCGATCGCGAAACGCCGAGGCGAAATACCGACCTCGACGAGCGGCTCGCACGCCTCGGCATCGGCGCGCCGGCCGAGTAGCCGGTCGAGCTCGTGCTCGCCGAGCTCGAGCTGACGGTCGGGGCAATCCTCGCGGCGGTTGGCGCGATCGCGTCGGCCGTCGTGGGCCTCGTGCTCGTCGCGCGTAACCTGCGCAGCAAATCGCGCCGTGCTGCGCTCGACGAGGCCGACGAGCTCGAGCACGAGCTCGCGACTTGCCGGCAGGCATTGCACGCCGCCGGCGCCCGGCAGTACGTGCTCGAGCAGGAGCTCGCCGCACACGGCCTAAC